AGGGGCTGGGTTAGATGCCGACCTCATTCTGAGCGGAACCTTGGAAAGCGGACCCGAAGCAGGACGGCGCAAACGGGAGAACATATATCTGTAGTCACTTTCACGGATTTCTGTGACCTCATCCATGCCTATGAACTGAAACTCCGAACCCTTATATCTCAAATAATCGTTCGTATTATTGAGATAACCAAAGGAAACGCGGGCACCAGAAGGGAAAGTAGCCACATAACTATTCGCATTCCAATGGACATCCTCATAAGACATAACCCAGTTTCGGAAACGATCCATCAAAGCGCCCGGCAAAGCCAAGTCGGCATAGGTACGACGGAAAAGAATCGCAGAGTAGTTCGGAACATCAACATATTGCAATGCCGCCATCAGCAAGGCACTACTTTTACCCCCACCAGCAGCCCCACCGAACAGACCCTCCAACGCATAACTACGCAAAAAAACTTTTTGAGTCAAAGAAGCCTCTTCAGGACAGAACAAAGATTCCTTCGGTTGGAGATATTCGTAGATTTTATTCCAGTCAGCCATTAGTCCTCGTAAAAATAGTTAGATACATACTGTAGTATTGCATAGGTCTTTCATTTGCTAAGGTGACGGTCTAAATGAACATTTTACGAAAATTACATTCTTTTCTCACGCGCCGCAACCTTGCAAACTGTTTGATGGTTTTATTCGTCGCAGGAATTTCAATAGGTACGGGTCTAATTTTCCCACCAGCGGGCTTAATCGCCCTCGGAGTAACCTGCGGAATCTATGGTTACTTGTTGGGATCTGAATAATGGCTTGGAATAGCGAAAATAATAAAGATCTCAGAAACAGCGCCGAGAAGGCAATGTCTAACGTCGGTGCGCCTGTCGCCTTTGACATGGGACGAGTTGGGAAGCCATACAAAGATGGTTGGGACATTGATCGTGCATACCGAGAAGGAATGCAAAAAGTCACTTGGGTATTCCGATGCATAGATGCAATCGCAGGAAACCAAGCACGACTCCCTGTCATACTTCGCAAAGGCAATGATCAGCGAGGCGAGCAAACCAAAGACAACAAATCACTTCTAGAGATTTTTAACTCTAAGTCAAACGAAGGTGAAAACTCGTTTGCTTTCAGATACCGTGTTTCCGCTCAACTCCTGATGAGTACAAGAGGTGTATTCATTGAGAAGGTTCGTTCGCGAGACGGGAAAATTATTGCCCTGCAACTTCTCCCGCCACAATACACAGCACCGATTCCTGATTCAAAGAAGTTCGTGCAAGGTTTTGAAGTTGATATGCGCAACGGAACAAAATTTGTTCTAAAGCCCGAAGATGTATGTTGGATTCGTAGACCACATCCACTTGACCCATACCTATCAATGACTCCAATGGAGTCGGCTGGTATCGCTATTGAATTGGAAAACCTGTCAAAACTTTATAACCGTAACTATCTCATCAATGATGGACGTCCGGGCGGTTTGCTCGTTGTTAGAGGCGACATGGAAGATGACGACAAGCAGGAGTTGAAGAATAGGTTCCGTGGAAATATTTCGCGAACAGGTTCAACAACTGTAATTGCTTCTGAGGCTGGTGTTGACTATGTAGATACATCTGCTTCACCACGAGATGCGGCTTATACGCAAATGCGTGAAATTCAGAAGAATGAAATCTTCGCCGCCTTTGGCGTTCCTGAATCTGTAATTGGTAACGCTTCGGGAAGAACTTTCTCCAATGCTTCTGAAGAACTTCGTGTTTTTTGGATGGAGACAATGGCTCCACACCTTCACACTTTGGCGCGAGCACTTGATGAACTTGACGATAAATACTATGTTGACTTTGACACCCAAGACATCCCAATTTTGATTCTTGCAAAACAAGAACGCGAACGATATGTGATGGACGAGTTTCAACAAGGTCTGATCAGTTTGAACGAATACCGAACTGCTACTGGTCGTAAAAAAGTTGATTCCGAACTTGCTGACAGTTTGCTGTCCAATCCGAACCTCACACCAATTGCAAACACGGAGAAACCGTTTAAGCCTGAAGAACAACAACCAGTTGATATGGCTGGTGTTGATCCAAACGCCGCTCCGACGGGTCTGCCTCCGCAAGAAGGCGCAATGGAGATGCCTGTCCCTGCACCACCAACACCAGTGCCAGCGCCTGACATGCCTGCCCAACCTACAGAGACGGCGGCGCTAACGCCAGATCAGCAACTTTCTGAGTTTGAAAAGATTCAGCATGAAATGCAACTGAAGTTTGTGCAAGAACTAGAAACAAAAGCCGATACAGATACAGATAGATGGACGGAAATACTTGACCGTGCTCTTGAGCGAATCTTTGAAAGACAGCAACGAGTTGTCTTGGAGAAGGCTTTTGGCAAACGGGGTGCGAAGTCAATATCTAGCGGTGTGCTAACAGTTGACATGATTTTTGATCGCGAGATTTGGGACAAGCAACTGGCAGAAGATCTAGAACCAATCATTTTGGCTATCTACACCGATGCCAAAGAGTATGTCGCTTCCCGCACTAGTAGCAATGTGGTGATGGAGCCTCAAGAGGTTGAAAAACTCGCTCAGCAACAAATAGAGCGGATGCAACAGGCAAACACCACAACGGCAGAAGAAATCGCAGCGGCGATAGCCATTGCGCTGAAAGAAGAAGATGAGGAAGAGCGTTCTGTGCTTCTGCGCTTGGCTTTGATCGCTATCTTCTTGAAACTGATTTCCAAGCGTCGCAGGGACATTGCAGAACATGAGGCTCAGGCTTCATATAATGGCGGTGTTTTCTTGGCTGGGAAAGAGAATAATGTTGGTATGACTAAAACTTGGATTACTCGCAAGGATTCGCGTGTGCGTAATGCTCATAAATTCCTTGAAGGTAAAACCGTAGAGTTTGGTGATGGGTTTGTGGTTGACGGAATCGCATTGCGCTTTCCCGGTGATCCAGTTGCTCCGCCTGCATTGACTTTCAACTGTCGTTGTCGTTTGCGTTTCGGTTTCACTGAATAGTATTTTCAGTAAAACACAGGGGTTATACTTAAAGTGTTCCCGTTTTGGGACTCCAAATAGTTTATTGTTTAATAAACAACTTTTAATTGGAGAACCATGCCTACGACAACGACCGAAACACAACAATACAAGGCGCTACAAGGTCAGTTCAACATTGACGAAGCACAAGGCGTAGTTGAATGTTTCGTTGCAGGAATCGGCAACAAGGACAGTGTCGGCGACATCATCGTTCCGGGCGCTTTCACAGACAGCCTCAAGAGGCGCAAACCCCGTGTTGTTTGGGGTCACAACTGGAATGAGCCAATCGGCAAAGTTCTTGAAATGTACGAAGTTCCACCATCGGATCCACGACTTCCAATGAAGATGCGTGCCGCTGGTATCGGCGGACTTTACGCCAAAGTTCAATTCAATCTGAAATCAGAACGCGGTCGTCAGGCTTTTGCTGATGTTGCTTTCTTCGGCGAAGAGCAAGAGTGGTCAATTGGCTACAAAACCCTTGATGCTGATTTTGACCCACAGCGCCAAGCAAACGTATTGAAGAAGGTTGAACTGTACGAAGCAAGCCCTGTTCTTCACGGCGCAAACCAACTTACAGGAACAATCTCAATCAAGTCGTTTGAAGGCAATGACCAAAAAGGTTACATGCGTGAAGAAAATGGCAACATTACCGAAGCGGGTCGTTCGCTTCTTGCACGCTTCATGGCGAGCAACATGCAACGCAATAAGCCACAGGCAGAAGAGAAGCCAGAACAAGACGATGACGCAATTGATGCACCTATGCCAAACCGCAGTCGTGAAGCCAACCTCCCACTTGCCTTGGCAAAGAAGTTTGGTGGCGCGGTAAGAATTCGTGAATCAGATGCAAATAGCGCAATTTTTGACCACCGTGTAGAAGGTCAAGGCATCATGACGATGCGCGTTTCATACCATTACGAAGATGGACAATTCATGATTGGCGAAGCCACAAGGGTAAAGCCACAGGTTGTTTACATCAATGTTGATGGAGATAAGCCAAGCGGTTCTGACGCTGAACGCAGGTACGAAGACCGATACAACCTTGACGCGGATCCTCAAGTTCCAGCAGGCGTGAAACCAAAGTCACCTGAAAAGGCTGACCCACTTGGTGGCATCATTCCACAAGAAATTGTTACTGCCCGTACCCGTGGATACGGTCCGCGTCGTGGAAACCTTGAAAAACTGCTCCGCTACTGGCGCCCGATCATGCGTAAGCCGGGTGGATTCCGTCGTTGTCGTGTGATTCTCGCCAACCACCCTGAACTTTACCCGTTGAACAACATCTGCGCATGGTTGCATCACGAAACCACTGGTCTCTGGCCGAAC